TGAGCGACTGGCCTTGACGGCACTGCAGTACTACTGTCGTTGTTTTGTTTCAAGCAGAGGACGGCATACGAGATACATCGGTGACTGGAGTTCAGACGTGTGCTCTTCCAATCTAAAGAGGACGGCTATGCGCTAGGTTTTCACCTGTACGAAACCAACTGGAGTGTGGGGCACAACCAAGGCGATGGCGCATCATGGCTGGGTATCGTGCGAACTGCCGATTTCCTTGAAGCGCACATCAACGAGGTCAAGGATACAGACAGACACTCGCGCTACACCATCCTGTTAGAAATCCTTAAGAACGCACGCTACACGATACCGGAGAAAGTGCAGATTACTCGGCGCTCGTTCTACTACAACCACAGCGGTACGATGAACGCTGATTACACAGAGCCTGTATTGGAGGAGGAAGAAGTCTGGGACGTGCCCATAGTTCAAGGCGGGATTCTTGATGGTGCGTCAGTAAAGGAACTCATGCGTGCCATCAATACGGACAACTTGCATACAGAGTTACTTGATTGGATACAAGACAAAGCGCGGGAGTATGCAGACGATATGTACCACGCATTGCAAAGGGGGTATGACGGGTACTACACAGAAGAGTACCTCAAAGAACTTATCTACATCAACGGATGGCGGTTCAACAGTAAAGGAGTAATTCAACATGGGGTATAGAAGTGATGTGGCCTACGTGGTCAAGTTCAAATCGTTCCAAGACAGGGATGCATACGTGTCCCTGCAACTTGCAAAGAACGATGAGGTGATGAAAGAAGCAATGTTTGATTGCGAGTATGAGTACAAGTCAGAGCCTTTAATTACATTCGAGGCTGAGGACGTTAAGTGGTACGAGTCGTATCCCGATGTTCAAGCGCACACAAGTATCTACAAAGACGCACATAAATTGTTCGGCGCGAACTATCGGTTCTATGCAGTAGGGGAGGACGGAGCAGAGCAAGTAGAAGAGGAAGGCGATGGTTTCCTGTTCGAGTATGTGTACTCAGTACACAAGATAGAGACGAACTTCCCTGTTGACTAGTGGTCAGGGGGCAGTGGTCAATTGACCACAAGTTTTCAGTCAGTTTTATTTAACCAAGGAGCTTAATCATGATACGTAGTTACGCAGAAGCAATCAAAGCATTCAATGTGCGCGGCCCTGTCCGCAGTTCAGCGTGGGGCAGCAACGAGCGCCCACTCGATAGGTTGTACAAGCACAAGAAACTTATTCAACGCGAGGGGTACTTCGACGTTGTGTTCCACAAGACTGTGATGGCGCGGTTCTACAAGCCGGTAGTGGACGACATGGCGGTGCAACACGAGCGCCGTCTGTATACCAGTCACCCATCCCAGACTAGCCGCAAGTTTATGTGGGAGATACTTAGGCATGGCGGTCAACTCGGTGAGATGCATGGCGTGCCTGATGGCATGGTTGTGCCTATCTACTACAAGAACTTAGTGAGGGATGGTGACGCAAGCTTCAGCGCTGACTTGATGTTTGTCGATGGCAAGCTGGACGTGAGTCGGTCAAAGCACACGCCGCACTACCGCACCATATCAAGCAAAGAGGACAAGCAGCAACGCGCTGACGTGCTGCGTAGGATGGACGCCTATATCAACCTTGCGATTATGCGTATGCCTGAGTTCGAGTCGGAGGCGACATTGAGCAGGCGTCTTGGTGATTCGTTCGGTGGTGAGGGGTATGTGCATGAGTACGCACATGCGATGCGCCCAATGGTGCACGACCAACCTAATGCGACAGCCGCCGATGTTGATTCGTTCTTCCACATGTGTCAGATGGCGTACAACACCATCGCATCCAAGCGTGGTATGGAACAAGATGGCTTTAGTATGGGCGGCTGGGCTGGCTACAACACAGACCCCATCAGCAAGCTAGACAAACCCATCACCACCGACGAGTTCAGGCGTGCCATCGTCGCGCGCATCTACAAGTACGCAGGGGTCAAGCAGGGCTCCAAACGTGTAGAGATTCCCCAGTTCCCACAGAGAAAGGACTACCCTCGCACCAACATATCTACGTAAACCCAGTCCCTAAGTACAAACCCTAGGTTGTCAAAGCATTGACAACTTGGGGTATAATTCCCTTCCATAACTATCGGAGAAGCAAATGTCCTTTGAGAAGATGACCCTCACACAGAGGGTACAAGCGTGCAACATCGACTGCATGCGACACCCCAAGTTTGCGCTACTCAGTAGCGTGATCTGCATGGGCAAGTCGGAGGTGGTGGAGAAGATGCCAACCGCCGCAACCAATGGCCGTGACAAGAAGTACGGCGCGGCATTCATTACCCCACTCAACCGCAAGCAACTGCGCTATCTCGTACTGCATGAGAACTTCCACGTTGCACTCAAGCATTGCATCCTGTTCAAAGACGCACGCAAGAAGTATCCCAAGCTGACCAACGTGGCGCATGACTACGTGGTCAACGCACTTATCGAGGAGCTTGACCCCAACTTCGATTTCGTCGAGCGTCCCTCACCAACGCTGTGCATTGATCGCAAGTACTTCGGGTGGTCATTCCCTCAAGTCATGAACGATCTCATCAAGCAAGGCCGCAAGGAACCCGAGGATGGTGATGGCGATGGCGGCGAGGGATTCGACGAGCCCATCGACGCGCACGAGGATGGCGACTTTGCCGATGACCCAGCCGAGCGTGACAAACTGGAGAAGCAGATCGACGATGCCAATCGTCAGGGCGAGATACTCGCACGCAAGATGGCGGGCAAGGAAGGCGGTGGTCGTGACATCTTTGGTACTGCCAAGGAACGTGTGACCAACTGGACTGAGGCCATGCAGGATTGGATTACATCCATCTCTGCGGGCGACGAGAACTCGCGCTTCTGTCCACCCAACAAGCGACTGCTTGCATCGGGCTTTGTTATGCCTTCGCACTTCAGCGAGTCAGTCGGTGAGATCGTCATTGCCGCTGATACTTCGGGCTCCATGTATCCGTACTATCGTCTGTTGTTCGGCGAGATCGCACGCATCTGTCAGCAAGTCAAGCCTGAGGCTGTGCGCGTTATCTGGTGGGACACAGCGGTGTGTGCGGTGCAGGAGTTCAAGCCTGCTGACTACGAGCAGATCGCTACATCGCTTGCACCCAAGGGCGGTGGCGGTACTGTGCCGCAAGTCGTTGTGAACTATCTCACCAAGAACAAGATCAATGCTAAAGCAATCGTGTGGCTGTCCGATGGCTACCTCGGTTGCGATACACCGGATACCCCAATGCCGTCTCTGTGGGGCATAGTAGATAACGATTCGTTCGTACCTACTCACGGCAAACTCTTGCGTATCTCTCTGTAATTTTTTAACCTAAGGAACTTTAATCATGCAACACTATCTCACACACTCTCAAGTTGTTTCCCTGATCGCCGCTATCGGCCACAAGCGTACTGTAATCGTCGAGGGCGAGAACGGCATCGGCAAGACCGCGCTGTTCCACAGCCTACGCAAGCTACCCAAGTTTGCCAATCACATCGCTGTGCAACCCATCGACTGCACGCAGTTGTCCGATGGCTCTGTGTGGATGCCTGACCTCGACCGCGAGAACGGCGTCTCCCGCGAGTTGCCCAACGAGCGCTTCGGTGTCAGCGCACACAACCAGTTCGGCGTCAACAACTCCAAGCCAATCATGGTCATGCTCGACGAGATCGCCAAGGCTCCGCAGTTCATCAAGAACGTGCTCGCTCCAATCATCTACGAGCGCCGTGTAGGTAACTTAGGCATGCCCGAGGGCAGCGTTGTGTTCTGTGCTACCAACCTAGCAGTCGAGGGTCTTGGCGACTCCATCCAAGCGCACTTGCGTAATCGTCTTGTGTTCGTCAAGATGCGTAAGTCTGCCTCCGACGAGTGGGTCAAGTGGGCTACCGACAACGGCGTGCATCCGATGGTCATTGCGTTCGTCAACAACGAGCCGCGTGTTATGCACAGCTTCCTCGACTACGAGAAGGGCGGCATGTTCGAGGGCAAGGACATGTCCAAGGACAATGGCATGGTGTTCAATCCCAAGTCGTTACAGCTTGCGTATGCAACGCCGCGCTCCTTGGTTGCGGCCAGTGACATCTTGCACGCGTGCCTCGGTGTTGTTGACGACGAGACGTTGGAGACTGCGCTCGTCGGTACTATCGGCGCTCCTGCTGCACAGGCGTTGGCATCGTTCATCCGCTTTGGCCGTGACATCTGTGACTATGCTCGTGTCATCAAGTCCCCTGACTCTGCGCCGTTGTCTGACAATCCCACAGCGCAGTTGATTCAAGTATTCCAGTTCGTTACTCGTGCAGCGGACAGGACAGAGGCCGAGGCAATCGTTGAGTATGTGTGGCGCATGCGCGCAGAGATGCAGTCCATCTTCTGCAACACAGTTGCTACATCTTCTCGCGTTGCTTTGTTTGCAACCATTGCATCGTTCGGCAAGATGTTGTCCGAGCACAAAATCTTTTTCTCCACCAAGTAAAGGGAAGTTAAATGACAGACCCAGTGACAACCATGCTTGCGGCACAGACGCAATTCGGTGATGACGACATGAAGAAGGAGGTGGAAGCGTACATCACTGCAATTGCCAGAAAAGTAGCACAGGAGGAAATCATCCACATGCTCAACAACCCCGACTCACTGCGACGCATCATCGTCAACCATAACCACGACTTTGAGACAGGCGTTGCGCGTGCTATGAAAAACTTTCTCAACAACCCTCGCAACATTTACTAAGGACTACACACTATGAACACTTCTATCACTCCCCGCTACAACATCGACACATGCGCCCTGCTCGTCGAGTTCAATGCATCCGTATGGACAGCACGCAAGCTGGACAAGTCCACCACCGACGAGGTGGTAGCCAACAAGAACGCGGCGGCTAAGGATGCCGCCCGCGTCAACAAGCATCTGCTTGCAGGACGTACTGAGTTGGAGGTTGTGCAGCAGGCCATTGGCCGTGCGCGTCAGTATGTGTATGACAACACATCGCCGTGGTCTGACTCGGGTATCCGTCTGCTACCCAACAAGTTGTTCATGACATTCGCCGCACGCATGAATGAGTTCGACGAGGAGATCGCCGCATTGGTTAAGTCCTTTGTGGCTATCTACCCCACGCTCATCACCGCGCAGGCGCTTGCTCTTGGCGACATGTTCAAGCGTGACGACTACCCGACTGCCAACGAGATCGTCACCAAGTTCTCATTCCGTGTGAACTACATGCCTGTGCCTACGGCGGGTGACTTCCGTGTGGACGTTGGCAATCAAGCGCAACAAGAACTCAAGGAGCGTCTGGAGAAGCTGACGCAAGAACGCATTGACTATGCGATGGCAGATGTACGTGAGCGCCTAGGCGCACACCTCAAGCGTATGTCTGACCGACTCACTACTGACTACATCAATGGTGAGGCTAAGTCACGGCGGTTCCACGACACGCTTGTCGATGGTGCCCTTGAGTTATGTGATCTGACAAAGGCGTTGAACGTGACAGGCGACACGTCTTTGGAAGATGCGCGTAAGCAGTTGGAGCAACTGCTAGTTGGTGTAACTCCCACCGAGTTACGTAAGAATGAGGCTGTGCGTCAAGACGTTAAGAAGAGTGTGGACGCCATCCTCGACAAGTTCAGCTTCTAAGAAAGGGAACGGTCATGTCTGCTTTGAAAGAAAAATTGCAAGCCGCAATCAACGCGTGGGAAGAGTCCCACGCACATCAGGAGAACCAAATGGAAACAACCCAAGCACCAACCGAAGGAAAAACCTTTTTCCGCACCACCAACAACGTGACCCGCGCCACGTTCAACTTCATCAGGGACAACCCCGGCCACACACGCAGGGGAGTCATCGACAAGCTGGAGACTTTTGGCTACAAGGAGGGTTCAACCACGAGCCTGATTACGCAGATGATTAACCAGCGACTGATACGCAAGGAGGCCGATGGCGGGCTACATGCCAACTTCCCTGAGTACACCCCGCTCAAGTCCTCGTTGCGTAGAGTAATGGCAGATAAGAAACCAACGAAGGTCAAGGCAGTCAAGGCGGTTAAACCCAAAGCCGCGCCTGTGGTAGATGCGGGCATTGCCGCGCTACAACCTCAAACTACCCCAGCCCCACGCTCGGTCATCATCACGACCAACTTTGACGTGGACAGTATCATCAAGAACCTAACCATCATGCAGGCCAAGGCCTTGCGCGATGCACTCAACAACTTGTTTAAATAAGGAGAAAGTAAATGATGAAGAAGATGAGCATAGCGGAACTACTCAAAGAGCCGTTTAAGAAACCCACCCCACTGGAGATGATTGCCGCTGAACTAGCGGAGGCACACCTTGCCAAGCTGGAGGCCGAGACAGCAGTGGAGTATGCACAGAGCATCGTGGACTACAACGTCAACCGAATCACACGGCTGAACGCACGGCTGGACGAATACCGCAACGACATTGAACCCATCAAAGTAGGAGGCACAAAGTGAAAGACAACACAGTAGTAGCAAAAGAGTACACCGACTGGATGGTGAAGACTGGCGGCTTTGCAAGGGATATGACCTTGCGTGACCACTTTGCGGGGTTGGCTATGCAAGCACAGTTATCAATGCTGGAAATTAATTTAGCTATAAGCCAAGGAGACATTACGATAAAAAATGTTTCCGGAAGTTGTTATGAATGGGCGGATGCCATGCTCAAGGAGCGCAACAAATGAAAAGACCAGACAACATCCATGACGCGATGCGTCACCTACATGATCTGACTATGAGTATTGCCAACGATATGCTCAACTACATGGACAACCCACAGGACTACAAGCCTGAATATTTCGAGGCAGTAAAAGACGCTGCCCTCGACGCACACTTGCTAGTAACGTGGGTACGGGATAACTTAATTGGAGATGACAAATGACATGGCCTTTCCCAACCAAACCGCTACCCGACAAGCCATACAAGCGCATACCCTTTAACCCCGACAACTACGAGGACGCACCGCTATGAGCAACCTAATACGACTACCACCAACAACCAATATGACGGCGCAACAGGCGCTTAACTCAGCACTTGTTGACACTGAAAGTGACCATCTAACGGACGTACTCATCTGCGGCTACACCGAGGGTGGCGAGCTGTATATTCGGTCGTCAAAACTAAACTGCGCACAGGCGTTTTTCTTGGCAAGCAAAGCCGCGCAATGGGCACAGAACGGGGGGAACTTCTAATGGGAGAACTACACTTACCCGAGCTTTGGTATGCCAGGGCGCATCTACCAACCGAGCGAATCTTCAAGGACTACTTTTGCGACAGGATGTGCCCCGGCTGGAGCACGACAGCGTTTCGGGATTTGCATACCGTAGCCCACAAACGCATTGCAGAACTCAACACCAAGATGCCTAACGAATGGCAGTACGTCATTCTTGGGTGGGAACTTAACAACGAGCGAACAGAACAGGACGGAACACCGTGAAAACACCACACATACACGCAGACCTTATCAAGGCATGGGCCGATGGCGCTGAGATTGAATATTTAGATGTTGGTTCCGCTTCAGTTTGGCGCTCAGTTACTAGCCCAAGATGGGACGGGCAAGGCAGTTACCGCATTAAGCCCGAGCCAAAGCCTGATGTTGTTGAAAAGTATTTCGCCAACGGCTACACCAAGTACGGTTGCGTTCGCGTAGCGGAGCATTGGGAACGTGAAAATCTCAAACTTACCTTCGACGGTGAAACTGGCAAATTGAAAGCAGCAGAGGTGATCGCATGAAAGTCAAAGACCTAATTGAAAAGCTGCAAGCGGTTGACCCTGAGTTGATGGTTGTGCGTGATGGCTACGAGGGCGGCGTTACTGAAGTAGGTTATGTCGTTGTAGAAGAGGTTGCGCTGAACGTCAACGAAGAGTGGTACTACGGGGAACACGAAACCCTGTATGCCGACGAGAAAGCCAACGAGCAATATGCTGGCGCACAACGCGCAACTGTTGTACACATTACTTGAGGAGTAACAAATGAGAGAGATCGACAAAATCTACATTGAAAAAGGCACAGAGCAAGACCCGTACACCGAGACGTTTGGTGCGGTCAAAAGCCTGATTGCTTTTCTAGTTATCTGCGTATTTGCAGGCGCGGCATTCATTGCGTGGGTGAGGTGACGCATGAACGAACGGATTAAAGAACTGATTGAAGCTAACGGGTTGACTTTGCACGGCGACATAGAACATTTTGCCGCCTTGGTAGCAGCGCATGAGCGTGAAGAGTGTGCTTATAGGGCGGGCATTGCATTGCTTGGAGCTGATCGTGGGCTTGCCAATCGTGTTGAGCAAGCAATCCGCGCAAGGGGAGCAACATGACTGAGCAGGTAATTATTGACGCCAATGGACTTCCTGTGCAGGAGCCGTTTGGCTACTTCCAATACTCAATTCAACTTGACGCATGGGTGCAAAACCGCATTGACAAAAAAGGCGCGGCTTTTTACACATCGGGTGACATACGCGCTTTGAAACACCGCATCCACGAACTAGAAGGCGAGTTGCTTGGCTACAAGCAAATAGTGGCTGAGCAAGACGCAATGCTGGAGCGCCAAACAGCCCGCATCGTTGACTTGACAACTCACATTGAAAACCTTGAAGGGGAAGACACATGAAAAAATGGAAATATACCCGCCCTAAGTTTGCTGGACGAGCAGCATTCAAGACGCTGCTTAAACGCAGGGGTTTCAAAGTAGAGCGTGACTTCTATGGTTTTGGTTGCTGTATTGCGAAGAAGGCTGGACGACTATGGCGCTTTCGATTTCATGCTGGCGTGGTTGATATGTCCTGTGAGTTGAAGGACTTTGACCGTTGGGCAAACAGCACCGAGGTTACGTTTAATTTAGAAGATTTCAAAGCAAGGGGAACAACATGACAGGCTATCAAAGCAAAAAGAAAGCGGCAAGTGCCAAGACAATAGACCAAGTTAATTGGGCAGACCATGAGCCTGATGGGTTGGTGCATACAGCGCAGGACAAGTTGGAATTAGTTGATTACGAGAAGTTGGCTGCACTTGGGTGGCAAGCAATCGAATGCCCATTTTGTGGCTCATTTGGCGCTCAAACGTTCCCCAAGCCAGCGCAGGAGCCTCAAACCTGCAAAGGTAGGAAATGCCAAGCCAGCAACGAAAACGGTTTTGACCACTCGCCGGAATGCATTGCTGATACAGCAAGAGATCAAGGATGGAGCACCGCCCCACCACAGCGCCCTTGGGTAGGGCTAACACCGGAAGAAACATCGGGCTTCACCCAGCACGAAATGACTGTGGCAAAGTATGTAAGCAAGGTATTACAGGAGAAGAACAGTGGATAACTACCTAGCAGGAGGGCAGGAGTTTCTGTACCCTGACGCTGGTGACCCGATGCCGCCGCAGGATACCAAGGTGCTACTGCTCACAACGGGCGGCATTTGCTGCACGGGTTTCTACAACAGGAACTGGTGCATAGGCTGGCTACCCCTACCCAAAAGAAACAAGGAGAAAGAACAACAATGCGCAAGTCCAACCACCACGGCATAAGGATGTTGCTTCAGCAGTACCACGATGGCCTGACAGTCACTGACATAGCCGAGCGCATGGAGAAAAGCCGGGGCGCAATCAACCGCGCCCTGCCCGAAATGCCTGACGCTTACATTGACCGCTGGACAAGCAACAAAAGCCAGTGGGCGGCTGTTTGGTGTGTTATTGTTCCACCCGAAAATTGTCCCAAACCGAAGGAGAGCCCCCTTGAACAAGCCCAAAGACATTCCAAACTTCGCCGCGTGGAGCAACGAGAACTTGGCCAAGTTCTGCACGGATTCGTATCTGCGAATGCAGGAACAACAAGAAGTGATTGAACAGCTTCAACAAAATTGGAAAGACGCCATGCAAGAAATAAGGCGCATGATTAAACAACAAGGCTAAGCAGTTCATGATGGCAACGCGTACAAGCCTAGTAGATGCGACTACGTTTTGTTGGTATCGAGGGGTGCTTAGCCGGGTATGCCCTTCGATACCGAGTTCCAACCACGACCGAGGGGGCGTGGAATCTACTTGACCCCCTCACTAATTCAAAAGGAGAATGCAGATGGCAACACCAGAAGCTAAAGTAAAAAAACAAATTAGAAAAATACTTGATGAGGCAGGCGCGTACTACGCCATGCCAATCGGTACTGGGTACGGCAACTCTGGTGTACCCGACTTCTTAATCTGTTTCAATGGCAGCTTCATAGCTGTCGAAGCGAAAGCAGGCGCAGGCAAAACAACTGCGCTTCAAGAATCTCATCTGAGCCGCATACGTAGCTCAGGGGGGACGGCGCTCGTCATCAACGAGCAAAACATAGACCAACTGAAAGGCTACCTATCATGAGTAAAAACCCCATAACCGCCGAACTGTTTCAAGAAATGGTTGACACGTTCTCCCCCGAGGAGCGTGATTACTTTCGCCACTGCGTTGAGTCCGTTGCACGCTGCTTCATGGCCGACTCGTCAGAGGTAGGCCTGCTCATTACGGGCAACATAGAGAACGGCAACACAGAAATATTCCAAATAGGGCTAGACCACCGCGATGCTACGGGACTACTGTCCGCTGTGCTTGCCAGTCGTATGGCAGACGTAGCCGCCATGAACACTCCCAAGGAGAAACTTAATTGAGTAAACCGTACGATCGCATACTGACAATAGATTTTGAAACACGTTGGGACAGTAAGCGCTACACGCTGTCCAAGATGACCACCGAGGAGTACATACGTGCGGATGAGTTTCTGGCCTTCGGAGCCTGTATCCATGAGTTCGGCAGCGACAGCAGCACTCAATGGTATCGAGGAGATGAGCTTCATAGAGTCTTATCGACATACGATTGGGGACGAACCGCCGTACTTGCACATAACGCCCAATTCGACGTGTCCATACTCTCTTGGCGGTATAGCGTCAGACCCGCTTTTATCTTCGACACGCTGTCAATGGCGCGAGCTTTACGCGGCGTGGAGGTTGGCAACAGTCTCGCCCGACTTGCAACAGATTTCGGGCTTCCTGAAAAGGGACGTGCCGTGCACTCTACAGACGGACTCAGCAAGCTGGATACGAAGATCGAAAGTGAATTGGCAGAGTACTGCAAACACGACGTGTTTTTGTGCGAAGCCATCTTTGAACGACTCGTAAAAGTATACCCTGCTTCGGAGCTACGGCTCATCGACATGACGCTCAAGATGTACACCGAGCCCGTGTTGCAGCTTGACCAAGAGATGTTGGCCAAAGCTATTGAGGAAGAGCGTGCCACCCGCGAAGGTTTACTGCAACGTCTTGATGTAGACGAGAAGTACCTAGCATCCAACCCCAAGTTTGCAGAACTGCTGTCCAAGCTGGGCGTTGTGGCTCCCATGAAAACCAGTAAGACTACGGGCAAGCAGACGCTGGCACTGGCAAAGAACGATGCCCACTTCCAAGCCCTACTCAATGGGGACAACGAGGACGTGGCTGCGCTGTGCGAGGCTAGGCTCAAGGTCAAGTCCACCACCGAGCGCACACGGGCACAACGTTTCTTGGAGATTTCCCAGCGCGGGGCACTGCCTGTACCCCTGAGCTATTACGGCGCAGCCACAGGGCGTTGGACGGCCAGCAAGGGTAGCGCCATCAACATGCAGAACTTAAAGCGCGGCTCGTTCCTGCGCAAAGCGATCATGGCTCCCGAGGGCTACCAGTTGGTTGTTGGTGACTTGTCGCAGATTGAGCCGCGTGTGCTGGCTTGGCTGTCGGACTACGAGGACATGCTGGACATCTTCCGAGCAGGCGGTGACCCCTACGCGGCGTTCGGGGCGCAGATGTTCAACATCCCCGGCATGACTAAGGACAGCCACCCTGATCTGCGTCAGTCGGCCAAGTCCGCGTTGCTGGGCTGTGGCTATGGTCTGGGGTGGGCATCTTTTGCACAACAACTTCTGACAGGATTCCTCGGCGCTCCCCCTGTGCGGTACAGCAAAGACTTTGCCAAGCTGTTGGGGGTTGACTCAGAGTACGCGCAGAGGTTTGCGGAGTGGGATGGCAACGAGGACAAGCTGATGGCGATTCCCCACACTTGCTCCATACAAGAACTCGTGTATCACAGCCTTGCCGCCAAAGCTATCATAGATACGTATAGGAGAACTGCGCACCCCGTTGTGTCGTTCTGGAGCCTGTGCGACCATGCCCTGCACACAGCCCTTGTGGGCGGCGAAGAAATGGTGTATAAATGCGTTACGTTCAGGAAGGGCGAGATAGAATTGCCCAACGGAATGAAGCTGCTGTACCCTGATCTACGGCAGACCAAAGACGACAAAGGTAAGAGCCAAATAGTTTATGGGCCACACGCTACCAAGTTGTATGCAGGGAAGATAACGAACAACATCACGCAAGCCTTGGCGCGTATCGTGATGACGGATGGCATGCTCAGGGTATCCAAAAGGTATCCTGTCAAGGGAACAGTGCATGACGAGCTTATTGCCGTTGTGCCGGACGCAGAGGTTGAGGACGCTAAGACTTGGGTCTTGGCGCAAATGACTATGGAGCCACGGTACATGCCGGGGATTCCATTGAACGCTGACGGTGGCGCACACCGTAGGTATGGGTTAGCTAAAAACTAGGAGAAGCAAGTGTTGATACCAAAGAAAATCACCGTAGGCAAAACAACCTACACAGTAATCAAAACACGTCATGCACGCACCAAGAATATTTTGGGCACCATTGACTACACGAACGGCATCATCTGGCTTGCAACGCACGATGCACACGGCAACGAGATCGAGAGCGAAGAAATGAGCGACACCTTCTGGCATGAAATCACCCATGCCGTCTTGCACAACATGAAGCACCCGCTACGTGATGACGAGAAGTTTGTGTCTATGTTCGGCACGTTGTTGGCCGACTCCGTTGAGTCCGCAAAGCTATGAAAAATATCGCATGGTCACACTCCTCCCTCAAAGACTTTGAGGGCTGTCAGCGCAGGTACTACGAGGTCAAGGTCTTGAAGAACTACCCGTTCACAGAGACCGAAGCCACGCGGTACGGCAATCAAGTACACGAAGCCATTGAGTTCTACATCCGTGATGGCAAGCCCATACCAGCGGAGTACGAGCAGTTCAAGGACACAGTAGACGCCATGCTCAAGAAGAGTGGGCGTGTGCTTGCGGAGTACGAGATGGCGCTGACAAAGGAGTTGCAGCCATGCGACTGGAAAGCCGCCAACGTGTGGGTGCGTGGCATTGCCGACATCCTTATTGTTGACGACGAGAACCTGACCGCATGGGTGGGCGACTGGAAGACAGGCAACAACAAGTACCCCGACAGAGACCAGCTTGTTCTCATGTCACTCATGGTGTTCGCCCACTTCCCGCACATCCGCAAGGTCAACTCGGCGTTGCTGTTCATCGTGAAAAATGATATGGTCAAGATGTCCATGACCCGCGAAGAAATCCACGCACACTGGTGGGAGTATCGGGAGCGGACAGCGCGGCTGGAGGCCAGCTATGCCAACAACGTGTGGAACCCAAACCAAACACCGTTGTGCGGTTGGTGCCCAGTAAAGACTTGCGAGTTCAACAAAAAACACTGAAAGGAAAATCATGCCTTACGTAAACAAACCACGCCCATACGCAAAAGAGTACGAGCAGTATGACGGTACGCCAGCAGTCAAGAAGAAACGCGCAGCGCGTAACAAAGCCCGCGCAATGATGGAGCGTGAGGGGTTGGTGCATAAAGGTGACGGCAAAGATGTCGATCACAAGAAAGCCCTGAGCAAAGGCGGTAAAACAATTCGTAGCAACCTGCGTGTAGAAAGCGCAAGCGCAAACAGATCGTATGCCCGCAAGTCAGACCACTCCATCAAATGAGAACGGTCATGCTTCTTTAGACGTGATGCATGATTTGTGGGAAGCACGTTGGGGAAACGACTGGGTTTCGCTCGAAGCAATTGAAGCTGACGCATTTTTTTCTGAAGCGTACAGAGCGATGCGTGAAGCGGGTGAAATAGAAACGCACTATCTAACTGACAGAGCTAGGTACGTGTGCAGAAGATATTAATAGGAGAAGTAAATGAGCACGCTTAAATATAAAGCAAGCGAAAGGTACGGCTTTGGTTGGGCTGACCCAAGAGGTGCGCTTGATTCAAGAATGCCAGACATTGAAGACACAGGGTTTGAAGATGTTTCAACAGACATACTAAAGAACCTGTGGCTTGTTAGCTTTCAAGGGCCCGCCGTTTTGTCAAAGGATGTAGAAGGAGACATGCTAAAAGTTTTTCAAGAGTTACATAGAAGAGGATTCGTAGAAAGACAGTTCACTAAAACTTTTGATAATGACGACGTTTCTTACTATTACGTACTGAAAGAAAAAAATGGAAATCGTTGACAACAAGGCGTTGGTGCTACGCACACGCAACCCACACAAATTCAGCATCATTCCAAAACACAAGGTTCTCAGCGAAGAGGACGGCATATACCAAGTGGCTGTGTACTGGGGACTCGACGAGTCGCGTGTGCTGAAGAACTTGGGTGTGCGTGATGTACCGTCACCTATCACCAAACGATACAACTGGCCGGGGCGCTACATACCTATGGCGCATCAAATAGAAACCGCGTCATTCCTCACGCTACACCGCAGGGCTTTCTGCTTCAACGACCCCGGCACTGGCAAGACGCTCTCGGCCTTGTGGGCGGCTGACTTCTTGATGCAACGCAACGAGGTGCGCCGTGTACTTATCCTGTGCCCGCTGTCTATCATGCACAGCGCATGGATGGGGGACATCAACCGCAGCGTCATACACCGCAGTGCCATCGTAGCCCACCATCCCCAAGCAGCGCGGCGCATTGAAATGATTCAGCAGGACTACGAGATCGTCATTGCCAACTACGATGGGCTCAACCTGATTGCCAAGGAAGTCATCAACGATGGCCGCTTCGACCTTGTGATTGTGGACGAGGCCAACGCCTACAAGAACCCAAGCACACGCCGCTGGAAAGCACTGGCCTCAATCATCCGCCCCGATACCTACTTGTGGATGATGACGGGTACGCCTGCTTCGCAGTCGCCTGTGGATGCCTACGGCCTTGCCAAGCTGGTCAATCCCGCTGGTGTGCCCAAGTTTCAGACGGCGTGGCGCGACAAGGTAATGAACAAGATCACCATGTTCAAGTGGGCTCCAAAGCTGGGCGCAAGGGAGATGGTGTATGACGCACTCCAACCAGCAATACGTTTCACAAAAGACCAGTGCCTTGACTTGCCGCCTGTCATCACGGTGACAAGGGAGGTGCCGATGACCCCACAGCAGGCCAAGTACTACAAGCTGCTCAAGGAGCAGATGATGGTCAGCGCGGCAGGCGAGACGATCAGCGCAATCAATGCAGGCGTGGCGGTCAACAAGCTGCTACAAATATCTTGCGGTGCAGCATACACAGACGACAGGGAAGTGGTAGAGTTCGACGCCGCGCCGCGCTTGGCGGTGTTGGAGGAAGTGCTGGAAGAGACCGAGCGCAAGGTAATTATCTTTGCCCTGTTCCGCTCCAGTATCGACACCATAGTCAACCACCTGACCAAGCACGGCTACGCCGTGGGACAAATTCATGGTGACGTGACGGCATCCAAGCGCGGGCAGATCATCAACGACTTCCAGACTACGAGTAACATCCGCGTCTTGGTGATGCAGCCGCAGGCCACCGCCCACGGGATAACCCTAACAGCCGCTGACACCGTGGTGTTCTACGGCCCCCTGATGAGCGTGGAGCAGTACGTCCAGTGCATTGCGCGGGCTGACCGCAAGGGGCAGGACTCTGATAAAGTCACTGTGGTACACATTGAGTCCAGCCCGATCGAGAAGAAACTTTTCAAGGCAATGGACGCCAAGGTAAGTGACCACGCCCTGCTTGTCGGCATGTACGACAGCGAAGTAAAAAATATTTAAGAAAGGAGTTGCAAAGACAAAATTGCCGTGTATGATGTTAAACCTTGGACAAAATAACAGGAGAAGCAGATGTCTGAAATTGATGATGAGGATGATGCTCCGGTAACGGAGCCCGTTTCGATGGCCAATGTCCCAATGGACAAGCTGGCCAAGGTCTACCGCAAGATGCAGCAACGCATCCAAGAGTTGACCCAAGCGTATGAAAACGAAGTTGAGGAGATTAAGCGACAACAAGACGCCGTGAAGATCGCCCTCAAGGATTGGATGCTGACACTAGGCGTGTCGTCTGTACGCACCGATCAAGGTACTGTGGTGCTGTCTACAAAGACGCGCTACAACACACAGGACTGGGATTCCTTCAAGGAATTTATCAAGGAGCATGACGCGCTGGACTTGCTTGAAAAACGCATTGCTCAGGGCAACATGGCTCACTTCCTTGAGGAAAACCCCGGTCTAGTTCCCGCTGGCTTGAACTCCATGACGGAGTATGCCATTTCTGTTCGTAAACCCACTAAGTAATTGGAGAATCACATGGGCGCAGTTGCTCTTTTCGACCCCGCACAAACACCCGCATTTGCTAAAAATCGCGGCGCACTATCACACATCGCTAAAGCCTTGACGGGGGGCAGTGCAGGCGGTGGTGGCAAACGTATCAGCATCAAGGGCGGCGTGTTCCGTCTGATTGATGGCGGCAAAGAAATCGCTGCTATCGACGAGCGCTACCTCGACGTAGTGGTGGTCAATGCCGCTCCCGAAATCGGACGCGTGTTCTACGCCAAGAGCTATGACGCCAACTCGGCGGCTGCTCCTGAGTGCTGGTCTGCTGACGGCAAGACCCCAAGCCCCGAGGCCAACACACCCCAGCACACCCAGTGCGAAGGTTGCCCGCAGAACATTGCAGGCTCAGGCCAAAACAACAGCCGTGCATGCCGCTACCAACAGCGTCTTGCTGTGGTGCTGGCAAACGACATCGAAGGCAACGTGATGCAGTTGACCCTGCCCGCTACGTCTATCTTTGGTAAAGACGATGGTGAGAACCGTCCGTTGCAAGCGTACGCACGCTGGTTGGTGGCGCAGGACATTGACCCCTCGATGGTTGTCACGCGTTTGAAGTTCGACACCAAGTCCCAGTCGCCCAAGCTGTTCTTCAAGACCATGCGCTGGCTGACCGACGACGAGTACGAGCTTGCACAGAAGCAAGGCAAGACAGACACAGCGGTCAAGGCGATCACCATGACGGTGGCAAAGACGGACAACGTGGCCGCTCCCATCGCTGTGCCGGGCAGCAAGCCCAAGGCAGCGCCCAAGGTGGCTGAAGAAGACGAAGCACCGCCCCCGCCGCCCAAAGCCAAAGCCAAGCCCAAGGCAGAGCCTGTTGAAGAAACAGAGGAGCCAGTGGTGCGCAAGGAAGAGAAGAAGCCCAACGCAGTGCCCAAGGCCAAGTCCTCGCTTGCTGCAATGGTTGATGACTGGGACGAGGAATAAGGAGGTGGGGCTTCGGCCCCTCAATCATGGCCTACTCAGTACAAACCATTAAACGGATTGGTCAAGCGCCAAAGACGTTGGGCAACCAACTCGGGCGCTGGGCTACACACCACAACTTCTCGGCCATCAAGGTAGCCAAGGCAACAGGCGCATCGCGTCAGTCTGTCTACAACTGGTTCCACGGCGGGGAAGTCTTCGTTGCCTACCGCCCTGCGGTACAGGCGCTTCTCAAAATTTTGCAGTCGTCAAAATCTGGCGACGAGGCTTGGAGTAAAACATGCAAGGCATTCAACCTGACAACTTGAGTAATGAGGAACTGCTTCGGTACGCGCACACAGTTGGGTATGACAAGTTGGACGGCGCTTGGGTTAAGACTTTGGCTGAACGTCTTGCGCAGGAAATAGACAACCGCACGAACATATTCCACGAAGGCTTTGAAGAAGGCTTTGAGCAGGGCGTAGAACACGCGACAGACGACTTCAAATAATCCAAAGGACAGTTATGACACCCGCTGAGTTTTTAGCGGTGGTTTTGCCGTCTGAAGGTCTTGGACTTTATTGCGCGGTAGAACTCACAAAGAAGAAAGAACATTTTTATGCGGAGACAATTGATGAACTCATACCGAAGATAGACGCGTGGAAGGCTGACAACTGCGACATTTTCTTTGCCGTATCCACCTTCGACAACAAGCGCGGCTCCGACACAGCCAAGTACGTCAAGGCGTTCTTTGTTGACTTGGACGGGTACACGACCAAGAAGTCGGCGGCTGATGCGCTGATTAAATTCCTGCAAAGCACAGGGCTGGACGAGCTTGGTACGCCGTGGATTGTGGACTCCGGTGGCGGGCTGCATTGCTACTGGCCGCTCAAAGACGAACTGCCTGTTGCCATTTGGCAACCCGTTGCCGAGAACTTGAAGCGGTTGTGCAAGCAGGAAGGCTTTGTCATCGACATGGCGGTGTCGGCAGATGCTGCGCGGATTCTGCGTGTCCCCGGCACGACAAACAACAAGAAGAAGTACGCTTCGCCGCGCCCTGTGCGCATAGTGCAGAAAGGCGACCTGTTCGACTTCTCGGAGTTCTCCCCGCTGGTCTATGAGAAGCTGATCGACTCCGTGCCGCCCACGCCTAGCAGGGTGGCAAAGACTACGCTGGAGGGCGAGCGCCCCAAGACCGCGACCACCACAGGGCAGGTCAAACTGATTCAGGACAGCTACACGTTGTTCAGTGGGTTTGAGCAGCACTGCGGGCAGATAGCGGACTACATCGCCACGGCGCAGGATGACGGCAAAGAACCTGTCTGGCGGGGGTTGTTGTCATGGGCAAAGGTGTGTGAGGACGGGCAGGACAAAGCGATCTGGTTGTCCGACATGCACCCGTACTCCCATGAGCGCATGCACCAGAAGATGTTCGAGATCAAGGGGCCCTACCCCTGCGTCAAGATGGACAGCGAGAACCCCGGCATCTGCACCAAGTGCCCGCACTGGGGCAAGATCACCAACCCTCTGATACTGGGGCGGGAGATCAAGACGGACAACACCGTCAAGGAGATCATGCTGGACGCGCCGCCGTCAGAGGAGTTTGACGAGACGGAGCTTGACTCAGAGGATTCGTACGAGCCAGAGGATTCGGGTTTACCCTTAGCCCCAAGCGTCATGCGCCCGCTGCCCCCAAGGGGCTACAGCTACGGCGAGAAAGGCGGCGTGTACTGCACGAAGCTGGAAGAGGACGAGGAAGGCAAGAAGACCAAGAAGAATATTCAGTTGGTTCCGTACGACTTGTTTGTGGTTGACTTGCTTAAGATGGAGAACGACCACCTTGTCCACATGGCCGCTGTGCGCCCCGAGGGCGTGCAGACGTTCAACATCCCGCAGAAGTCCGTGGTCAGCAAGGACGAGACGCTCAAGGCGCTGGCAAGCCAGAACGTGGTGTCTACCTTTGCGGGGCACGACAAGACCCTGTACGAGTACGTCCGCGCCTGCGTGGGCGATGCGTCACAGAACCGCAGACCTATCGAAGTGCCGTACCAATGCGGCTGGCAAGCCAACAACTCGTTTGTGTACAACAACCGCGTGTTCACAGCGGACGGCAAAGAGACTAGGGTGCCCATGCCCGGCCTCGAAAACATCAACCGCAACACCACTGGCAGCGGCTCACTGGCTGACTGGCAGGACATGTGGAACAAAGTCTTCGTGCAGAAAGCGGGGATGGACACACACTTGGCAATCGCGCTGGACTCCTTTGGTGCGCCGCTCATGCGGTTCACGGAGTACGAAGGCTTTGTCTGGCACATCGCTTCGCAGTGGTCTGGTACAGGCAAGTCGCTGGTACTAAGCGCCAAGGCTGGCGTGTGG